ATTGTTTGCTAATGCTGGTATTCCTACATTAAAAAACTCTGCTAAAAACTTTCCAAAGGTAGTTGTCTGTCCACCTATTTTATTATAAGCATTTGTGAAAGCATTTGATAAGTTTACCAATGTTACTGCTCCGACTGCTCCAATATCTTCCTTAAAGTTTTGCCATTGAACACTTGCTCTCTTTACTGCTCCTTCTGAAGTTTCTGCCCATTGTTCAGTTGACCTTGTTATTCTTTTTGTTACTGCGTCTAATTGCTCGGCGATTGTAGCATCTGCGCTCATTGATATTCCAAATTGTAATAAAGCGCGTTGGCCCTTACCAATTAAAATCTTTTGAAGTAAATCTGTATTACTTGCATAATCTCCTATTCCACTTGAAGCCAAATCAGAAGCTATTTTTGATAGCTCCATTGCGCGTCCTATATCTTTTGTTTTGAGTAATAATTTTCCTACTGATCCTGAGGCTACTTCTCCGTCTATTCCAAGTTTTTCCATTGAGTCAGAGAACTCATCTATTTTGGAACTGGCTTCTTCGTAATCTACTCCTGACTTTTTAATCTGCGCTGAAACAAGAGAAAGAACTTTTGCTTTCGCCATGGCCGACTCTGTTGAAGAAGTAATAAATCCTGATATTTTATCAAAGGCAAAATAAGTTATTGCTACTTGGCCTAACTTTTTCAAGGAATCGCTAACAACATTTACTTGACCTCCAAAGTTCTTTGCGTTTTGAGTGGCGCTTTGAAAGGCCTTGCCTGTTTCGTCCTTGCCTTTAATTGTAACACTTACATCTTTATTTACTTCTGGCATTTTTGAACTTGTTTTCAATTTTTATAATCGCGATCATCTTTTCAACAAAGTCAGAAGGTTGCTCCATTAGCTGTTCGTATGTCCAACCGAATGTCTTGCAAAGGGTATAGTTAATGTATTCTATTGGAACTTCGGTTGAAGATCCTTGAAAAAACATTACTAAACCTATATTTAAATCTTTTTTTTTTGATTTTGCTCTCCTGCAATTTTTTCTAACTCTGCTTGTAAAGGAAATACTATACCGGCTCCGAACTCGTCAACAACTTCTTTGGTAATTGGAACTGCTTCTCCTTTGTCGTCAACTAAGTTCCATTTATAAATCATTTTCCAAATTAAGAACTTTGCTCTTTCAATATCGTCCTTAATTGATGATAGTTCCATTTGGTCATACCAAGGCAAATTATGCTTTAGTGTGATTACTATGTCGGAGTCCGGTATTTTTACATCAGTATAAGATTGTAGTATTCCTTTTGTGTTCATTTTAGTAACTTGCTCCTGCTGTCTTATTTACTAATGATATCTCAATCGCGTATCCGTCTGTTGCATCGTATAATGCTTCAAATGTTTGTGTATCAAAGATAAGCGAGTCGCTTTCTAATGGCTCTTCATTAGTGGTCAATTTAACCTTGTGGAACTTTACTGTTAAACTTTCGTGAGTAGTTCCTCCGGTTATTTCTTCTCCGGTAGATATCATTGTAATTGCCTGCTTTATTGAATTAAGCCAAGCGACATGTTGCGACTCATTTTCAAACAATCTCCTTGTAGTAATTTCGGCTTCTCTTGTTTGAGGTAATAATTGGAAAGGGTCTTTAGATCCACTTGCCGGCGCGTCTAAAAGATTATTTTTTAGAGTGAAGGCAAAGTTATACATTCCGGTTGCTGTTGCTTTTGCGCCTGCATTGCTTGTCGCTGTCGCGCTGTCTGCTCCAACTCCGATTAAGGTATCTCCTAAAAAGAAAGGTTGTGCTATTCCAGTATAACTTGGAGTCTGTGCTTTCAAGTAAACTCTGTTTCCAATTGCTCCGGTTACTGTTATCGCGCTGAAGCCGACTGTTTCTCCGTCAACATTTACAGATGTCAATGTAGCCTCTACTCCGTTTCCATCATCTCCCATTACTACCAAAACATCTCCAACTGCTAAACCTGAATTAGGTTTCATGTCGTAAGCGCTTGATAATTTCAAAGATGTTACTGATCCTGACAATGCTTCTTTTAATTGAGCTACTGAGAACTGGCCCATTGCTTTTATAGAAGCTGTTACTTGCATTTTCTGGTCAACAAACTCTACTTTTAATGCGTCTGCTCTTACTCCGAAAAATCTTTGTGCGTAAGGTCCTTTCTGTATTTCAATACTATAACTGTCTGGAGTTCCAACTGTGAAAGGGTGTGTATATCCTGTCGCGCTTCCACTTGAAGTTCCTTTTTGGTAGGTCATATTTAATAAATGACCAAGGTTATCTCCGTCTGCAAAGATTACGATATCTCCTTCGTGTTTTCTGTCGCCTGCTAAAAGGTCATCACTTTTCCAATCGAGGCCTTTCATTCTTCTGTCTGGTGTAGAATTAAGTAATGTTTTAATTGACTCACTTACTAATGGACAAAAGACAGTAGGCTTTACTGCTGTGCCGGCAGTTGCTTCCGGCTTCATTGCTAAATAACTTTTACTTCCTAAATAGTTCATGTTAGTTTATTTTATTTTTATCTTCTTCTTTCTCTTTGGCTTGAACAGGTTTTGCAGGCTCAACCTTTTGGAAGTTAGAATTATTGATATTTACTTCCGTTTCTACTACCTCTCCTGCCTTTACTAAACCTACTTGAGGAACAAACAAATCTGTTTCGCTTATGTTTTTATATTTCATCTTTTTATTTCTTAATAATTATTTACTAAATCTACGACATGGATTTCAAAGGTTGCGAATAAGAACACTCCTGACTTTACTGATGTATCTAACATAACTGGTATTACTTTCACAAAGGCGCAATTTCCTCCCAATCGGACATCTGTATCAAAGGAAGCCATAATCTTATCAATCGCTAATACCATTGCGTCTGTTGCTTCGTCTTTACTCTTTCCTGACTCGTCAACTTCTTGGTAAAGGTCAACATTGAAAATAAACTCTCTTTGATTGCGCGCTGTGTCTGAAAAATCTCCTTCCCCTCCTGATATTCTGATATTGGCCGAAGGGTATCCGGTGAATTGACCTTCTGTATAATCGTGGACTTCATGCAAAATTGTCTTGGCCGGAGAGCCACTATCCATAATCCCCTCCAACTTGGTCTTGATTATCGCTCTTAAATTGTCGTATGTCTGTCGTGCCATTATAGTCTTCTTAAAATGTTATCTAATGCTTGCTTAAAATAATTTGTGATAAATGGTAATGCTTGGTCCGTAGATCGCTTCATAAAAGGATTTGGCTTCGTTCCCGGATGTTTGACATGCTTCCCAAAGAATTGACCTTTCCTAACATTTGCCAATGCGCGCTTCCTTACCGGATAAATGTCGTGAGGCCTCGTTCCTTCGTGGACATATATCGCATACTTGGCTACTGCTTGGACTATTCCCCTTAATGGCTCAAACCTACTCTGAATGCTCTGTCTTAATGCGCCTGTATTCGCCGGCGCTGATCTCTGTGATAAACTTTGTATCTTTAATGCTGACTTCTTAATCGCATTGTTAATTTCCTGCAAGGCAATCATCGGCTCTTTTTTTGTTGCATTGATTAACTGCTTTGCATCAAATTGTATGTTTATGTTCATTCTTTATATTCCCTGATTATTACCTCCATATGATGACTTCCTACTCCGTCCTCATAAGTGCTAACTCCCACAACTTTATAAGTATCGCTTCCGTCTATCACTTCATCTCCTTGCTTAATGTCTGATACTTGGCAAAACATATTGAAGTTCTTTCCAGTGCTTCCGTCTATATCCTCATTAAAGGACTGGTCAAATGGTTGCATTAAGCATTTTATTCCGGTCAAGTAAGTAGCATATTGCTCTTTCTTTGTAGAGGCAATATCTGCCAATCTCTGCGTACTTACTGTTTTGTTGTATCTATCTTCTATCATAGGTAGTTCTTTTTATATCTATCTAACATCTGTCTTGCTCTTTGGTAGGCATTCCATTGCTCTTGATTGTTGTAGCTTACAGAATAGCTTCCGATTGTCTCGCTGTTCAATCCGTTGACTGAGTTCTTGGCATTGTACATTCCGGCTACTAATACTGTTGCAACAAACATAATGTCTGCCGGAGGATTTTCACTATAACCCCATTTCGCTGTAATTCTCGCATTCTGTATTCCGAAGTCAAATATCCTTTGAGTCAATAATATCTTTGTAGCCGGTACTTTCAATGCAGAGTAGTTATTCGGTAATGGTATGTATCTGTCAGTTCCGGTGCTTAATACTTCGGTAAAAGTATTTCCGTACTGGTCATTTCCTAATTCTACTTTAGTGATAGCAATACAATCGTCAATTAAAAGCTCTTGCTTTCCTTTTCCGTCAAACAACCTTGCTGAAGCAGTAGAACAAGCACTAAAAATCCTCTTTGTATATCCTTCAATATAATCCTGTACTGCTAATATGTAATCAGTTAAAGAATAATCTAATGATTTTTTTAGAAAATCCTCAACTTTTTGCTGTGTTGTATATTCTCTGTCTGTCATCTTTTTTAATTACTTTATCTTCGTTAATCGGACCACCTCTAACCTCGCTAACTAACTCTAAATCAGGATCCTCGCTTTTCTCATTAAGGTAAAACTTTGCTCCGTTTATTTTGCTTCTGTAAATATATCTGTATTGCATAATCTTAATTAGCTATTCGGAAGCCCTGTTTCCAAGGCCTCCTGATAACCAATCAAACTTAAGCTGAAGCTGTGTTTGTTGATAGGACTGTGATCGGTATTCTGAAACCTGTAATAGATTGCATGTATCCAACTCTTTCAACAAACCTGACAGCTTGTCTGTCTGTTGTAATCAAGTTGATATCTGCATTATTAGCAACATTTCTAATTGTACCGGCATCAAACTTCTCAACTCTCAAACCTCCCTTCTGACCAAATATACAACCCTTTTTCAAATCACCGAAGATTATAAAAGGTGTGTCATCTGCTGAGTCAGAGATAGTAGGCATAGCTTCTACCAATTCAACAGGGTATCCCCAAATTGTAGCAGGACCAGACTCACTTGGTCTCTGGTAGATGTAGTTGTTAGTAGTGTCTTTCAACTTTCTAACAATACTCATAATGCTTCTGTGCATATAAAACTTT